TTCGGTCCGTACTGGTCAACCATTTCCTCGAATTCCATTAGCCCTTGCCGGCCCTTGTCAAGCAAAGGAATGAGATTCAAGCCAGCGCGTCCGAAGAGTTGGACGGCATAGGCGGCTTTCTGTGGGCCGTCTTCCATCGCCGCGAAGGCGTCCGCTACCTGCAAAAGAGCTTCTTTATTGTCGCGTGCGGTGATGTTCAACTGGCGAAGGGTTAAGCCGGCTGCCCCGCCGTTCTTACCAATACCAATGAGTGCTTGGTCAAACTTACGGAATCCAGTGACCATCGCGTCCAGCGAAACGCCGACGGTGCTGCCCGCGGCTTGCAGTACTTGCAAGTCATGGACCGCGATACCAGTCTTTGCGGAGGCAAGCTCAAGCTCATGTACCAGCTCGGCACCGGACAGGGCCAGGGCTGTCATGCCCGCGACCGCTGCGATGCCCGCAGCCCCTACAGCAGCCAGTCCAATGGCTGCCACGCCCGCGGCACCGCCAACACTCCCAAATTGTCCAGCTACCTTCGCTAGCGTTTCACCGGACTGAGACAAGGTGTCGCCAATAACACGACCGAACTCACCAAAGCTACCAAGCACACCGCCAAGCTCTCGGCCAATGCCCTTGAAGGCGTCGCCGATTTCTTTGCCAGCCTGCTTCGCCTTATAGGTGGCCTTGTCCATCCCCTCGATGAACCCGCCCATATTAACGCCGAGTTCTACGAGGAGCGTTCCGATGTTGATAGCCATGGATTATTTCCTGTAAATCTTCTTCGAGAACAATCCTTTGATATGCCGAGCCTGGTCTTCAGGGCTCAACGTAGTCAAGTCTACTACAGCTGCTTCCGCGTTGGGATTCCCACCAGGGACGAAGTCCCACGGGTTGACAGGTTTGAAATTCTCGCCACGACACATTGACCAATTCACGACAGCCGACGCCACCACACCCGCTTGGTAGAAACTCTTGCGGTCGGCCTCGCGCTTTCTGTCTAGCAATAGCTCAAACTGAGCTGAGGTCAACCGCATGAATTCTGCGTCTGTGAGCTGAAGGTCGTAGCGGGCGATAGCCCACAGTTCCAGCAGTGACAGGCTTACGCCGTCACTGGGGTCGCCGGACTCACCAAAGGGAGTGGCGCCGTAGCGGGCGCTTCTCCTCTGGCCTTTGCTTCCGCGTCGGCCTTGGCTTGCGCCGCGGCTGCACGGATGCGCGCCTGCTGGTCATCGGGTAGGGACTTGATGAAGGCTTCGGAGACAGCGTCGCTTACCGCGGCCGCGTTCCGGTGAGTAATCATTGAACCTAACACCTGCCGGCCCGCGTCGGACGCGTACTCGGGGTGATTGGCAATGACGCCCGCCCAGAACATCGTGAGGGTAATCGCTGCAGTGAGATGGTTGAAGATTGCTCCGGTAAGCAGGCTCCAACTAGTCTTCTCTTCGATGAGTGACAGTGCGTTGAAATCGTAGCACAAACGAAATGAGAGCCTCTCCAAGCCAGCTTCACCTTCCACGTCTAGCGTGAATGGGTAAGACGGAGTGAGACGCATTTTCAAGGTTGCCGCCATATAACACCTGTTCCTTTATTAGGATTGAGGGTGAACCGGATGGCCCACCCTTCTCTCCTATGGTGTCGTGTTAGGGCTTGCTGAGGCTGTCCGCGGATTAGAATCCTGCGACAGCACCCGTGATTTTCAGTTTGCCCGTGATGGTGGCTTCTTTGTCCAAAGGCAGATTGTGCTCAAGCGACTGGACGTAGGCTTTGAAAGTGATGGTGCCGAGAGAATTCGGCAGTGTCACAATCCAGCTGACCAGCAACCCGGCATTGAAGAAGCCGAGCAGCGCCTGCTGCGAGGCGTCCGTGGGAATGTAATTCCCAGTGAACGAAACTTCGCCGGAGTCCGCGAGGGTGGTGAGCCACTCTTTGAAGACGCCCGACTGGTAGTTCGTCACGTCGGCCAGGTCAAACTTTGCGCCGGTGAAGTCAATCTGCTTGATTTCTGCAAGCGGGGTGATGACCGAGGAGGTCAACGGTGTCTCGTAGCTGATGACTGTGCCCCTCGGTGAAAAAGCTGCTGAACCTTGATAAGACATGGCTGTTCTCCTGGTGCTGCGTTAGATTCTTTACTCACCCGTTCGGCGGAACGGGCGTTGCGCTTCTTTGGTGCCTACTGCCTGCGTCTCGTTTAGGCGGTGTCAACATAATGGAAGGCGAAGTCCATGTGGCACGCGTATATCGTGCCGTGTGGTACTGACTCCGCGTCATCCGCCTCAAGCTCTAGCATCACGTTCTCAAGCGGCGTGTGGTCCGCGTCCGGGAGTGTGCCGACAAAGTTTGCGAAAATCTTCTTGATGACTTCGCTCACTTGCACCGCTGCCAGTTGGCTCGCGCCGTAGATGCTAAACCGAAATCGTGCCTTGTGGAAGCGATTTGCTCCCTCGGCCAATGTGTAAATCGGAGCTCCTGCCACCCTGGCATAAGAAACATAGGGTAGCGTTGCGTCTCCCGGAGCCTGCATCGGGAATATCCCGTTTGTCTTATCGCTACGGGTTGTCCCAAGCAATGTCGTGAGGGACGACTGTGACTTTAGGTATGCGTAAAGTCCCTCTTGAAGCATTAGGCTCCTCCGTGCTGCCGGAGGATGTTACAGGCTTTAGCCCGATTTCTTGGCCTCGGCCTCAACAAAGCTCCGCAGCTTCTTCACAATAGCGTCCAGGGATGCGTCCCTTAGCTTCTCCCAAGTCCTGGTCATGAACGCGTTCTTGGGCATCCTGGTCGTTCCAAATTCAAGGAACCGGACGACGCTTGCCACTGAAATACGGCCGAGGTTGTACTTCTTTCCGGTCTTGCTGCTAATCTTTTCTCGGTAGCCACCCTGGACATCGGGGTAATCAATCTTTCCTTCTGGTCCGATGAAGGCGGCTCCCGAAATATCATTACCCTTGACGCTCAAACGTGTCCCGAAATGCTCGCTCAAAAATCCCGTGTCCTTCGGGGCATTCTCAACGAAACCATTCTCCATAATGGTTGCGCCGGCTTTCAGTGATGCCCGCAGCCCTTTCTTGGCTACGTTCCGAGGCAAGTCTTCCAAAGCCTTCTGGACCTTATCAAGTCCAATCAATTTGAACTGGACGATGTCATCAGCCATTGGCTGCCGCCGAGTCGTTGACCTCAGTGCAAACCAGGACGAGCAGCTTGTTCTGCCCTGTCGGGTTCAGCACCGCTTCAACCTGGAACGTGTGGTCCTTATTCGCAAAGTCCCGCCACCAAACTTTCATCTGCGACGTCGGTTCAAACGTGCGCGGATGCCGTATGACAATCCAGTGTGAGGCCGAAGCTAGGAACTGGTTCGCCGCAAGCGTCGCGGAACCTGTCCAGGCTTCAACGCTGGCCCAGCAATTCAAAAGCACCGTCCACTGGCTGCGCTGGTCAGCGTTCACACCACCCATCGTGTCCTGCGTTCCGGTCGGCGAAACAATCTGCACGCGATGCCGGAGTTCTCCGGCTTGAATTGAGCTCGGTAGCCTGCGCGCCATATTAGACCTCTAGCACTTGGCCCAGGTACGGGTCGGTATCGCCCGCAGGGGCAGAACCGACTACCGTCACCGTGCCAAGACTGGGATTCGCATTGCCTGACGGTGCGACAAGTACCTGACGCACCACGCCCAGGTATGGGTCTTTGTCATTGGCGGGCGCGCTACCTACTACCGTCACCGAACCCAAGAAAGGGTCAGTGTTTCCAGCAGGCGCACCCACCACAGCTCGTACACGTCCAAGGTAAGGTCCGGTGATTGCCATCTTATCCTCGTGTGGGACTCATGTCCATAATCCTGTGAGGCCACAGCATCTGCCTTACGTGACGGGGAAGCTGTTCACCGTCTTCCTTCACGGGTTCACGGTTCTCATAACAATCTGCAACCGTCTGCAAGATGGCTGTCCGGCAATTAGCCGGGACATCCGTCGCCAGCAAACCGTAGCCGGCGTGGTAGTGAATCTGCACGGCGTTTGGAATGAACAATACGCTCGGCCAAAAGCCGGCTTTGTTATTCGAGCTGATACCAGGGAACAATCTGGCCGGCTCCGAAACCTTGTCCAGTATGAAGGCACCAAACTCACCCTGTGGGATTTCGCCAGTCATAACCCACACCGCGGTCGCAGGTGATGCCTCAGCCGTAAAGCCGCCGAGGTTCTTATTCCATGTAGGCGGTTTCACTCCACTCTTGCCCGTTGGTGTCAAGCTCGGGCTAGCAGAGAATAGCTGTTGCACGTTGCCGTTGT